GTATGTCCAGAACCAAGGGTATTACCTGCAACTGCAAGATAACTTATCGCTGTGTTACCAGCATTGTAAGTAAGGTTCTGAACACGGAATCCATCTTGTCCACCAGTTGCAGTAGTTGCACCTTTAATCCATCCTGAAATCTCTACTGGTCCAGTTTGTCCACCAATCTGAATTGGAAGTGGATTAGTGAGTGAAGTTCTGTTTCCTGTTCCATCTTCACCCCAGACAACCTTACTAAGAGGTAGATGGGTAGCAGTAAGTCCACTACCACTATTTGAATAATCAGTGGCTATTGAGGCGGTATCCCCTCCACTTACGATTTCGATATTATTTGTTGTATCTGTCATGTTGAAAAATCTCCAAAGAATCAATTTAACAGTTGATTTTGATTTATGTTATGTTATACTATATATAACAAATCTCCCATCCGGCTACAAAAGAAAGGACTCATATGTTATTTAGCGAAAATGTTCAGAACGAATTTATTAAACGAGTAGAAACTTTGGTAATACACGATACAATTGGCTATATAGATGCAGTTTTAATTGTTTGTGAGGAATACGAGATTGAACCCACCATAGCATCCAAATTCTTATCAAAGCCAATTATAGAGAAACTGGAAACAGAAGCAAGAGAATATAACCTGTTTCCAAAAAATACTTCAAAATTACCAATTTAATGATTGTATATTTCCAAATTTAGGTTATAATTCATTATAGATAAACAGTTGTGGTTGGGTAGTTCCTGACCGAGTATTAGAACATGGTAGTCCCATGAGTAGAAAATAAGGAGCATTTTATATGTCATTTTCAGATTTTAAAAAGCGTTCTAAGTCAAGTATCAATGAACTGACTAAGAAGATAGAAGAAACAAACAAAAAAGAATCATACAAAGATGACCGATTCTGGAAGCCAGAGTTGGACAAATCCAGTAACGGTTATGCTGTAATCAGATTCCTTCCTGCGTCCGAAGGTGAAGACTTGCCATGGGCAAAGTATTATTCACACGGTTTCCAAGGTAAGGGTGGTTGGTTCATTGAAAATTGTCCAACAACACTTGGTCAAAAGTGCCCAGTGTGCGAAAGTAACTCTGAACTTTGGAATAGTGGTATTGAGAAAGATAAGGATATTGCACGAAATCGTAAACGAAGATTGCACTACACTTCAAACATTATGATTGTTAGTGACCCTGCCAATCCTCAAAATGAAGGTAAAGTATTCCTTTACAAATACGGTAAGAAGATTTTTGATAAAATCAACGAAGCAATGAACCCCGAATTTGAAGACGAAGATGCAATCAATCCATTTGATTTTTGGAGTGGTGCAAACTTTAAGTTAAAGGTTCGTAAGGTTGCAGGTTTCATCAATTACGACAAGAGTGAATTTGATTCGTCAAGTGCAATGTTGGACGGAGATGATGCAAAGTTGGAAGACCTTTGGAAGAGTCAATATGCACTTACTGAATTTACTGATGAAGGGAATTTCAAATCATATGATGAATTGAAGACAAAACGAGATGCAGTTCTTGGTGCAGACATTCGTCAAACAACACAAGAAAATACTTCTACTGTTGAAACGGTTAGTGAATCTAGTGGTTCAGAAGCAGCGGAAAAAGCATTCGGTGATTCCGCCAAAGAAGATACAGATGCTCTCTCATATTTTGAAAAGTTAGCGAACGAGTAACTGATTAAATATCTTCTTCTATGCAAAGGGAGTCCTTCTGGGCTCCCTTTGTCATTACCCCATAGATTGTCGCCATCTGGGATACATTGTTTGTGCTCTCATACTTTCAGAACCTTTTGAACTTGCTCCCATACTAGGGGCAGGTGATGGTGGGTCTGCTGATGACGCAGTTGCATTAACTACGGTGGGACCAGCACCTGCATCACCTCCTGATGATTTTTCATTATCACTGTCCATTTTTAATCCGGCATTTTTATCTAAAGATGATGTTGCTGCCGTTGATGCAGTTTCATTACTTGTTTTACCCACACTCACTTTTGATGCTTTTCCTATTTTTGAATCTGGAATGACCGTTTCATTTTCTTTTTCCCCAGCAACAATTAACTGTCCACCGTATTTTTGAGGAACTCCGCCACCTTCTTCATATGCTGGTATGGTTTGGGGAACTTGGACTTTACCAGATAATATTTTATTTATTGTAGATGTACTAATCAAATATGATTTTTTATTGGTGATGTATTCTGTATTTTTATTTCTGTTTAATACTTTAGATACGGCTTCATGATTGGAATTTGATTTTTTGGTATTATTATTAACCACTATAGGTTCAGTAAGTGCAGGAATTTCTTTTATGGTATTTGATTCATCTTTATTGATTGTATTATTTGTGTTGTTTATGCTTTGGCTGTTTTGTATTTTGTTTATTGTGGGCGTTTTATCATTTTGTGGTTCTGATTTATTGGTGTGATTTATATTCACAGTTTTTTCTTTTGAATTTGTGAATAGTGTTTTATTGATATTGTTTATTACACTTTCTGTTTTATCAATAATATTAGATTCGCTGTATGAATTTTGTTTTGGAGACGATTTTGTATTTTTGTTTTGTTTTAGTTCTTCGGTATTTAACATAACAGGCACTTTATTAATTTCTTCTGGTGGGGAAGTAATTTTTTGTGATGTTGTGTTATTGTTGTTGTTGGTAATTTCTTTGATGGGTCGAGATTCGTGGTTATTGGTAATATTGTTGTTTGTTATTTTCTTGTAGATGTTTTTAGTTGGCAATTTACCAATGGAATTAATTTTTTTGTTAAGGTTGTCAATAATAACATTAAATTCTGGAGAAAGGTATTGCTTTACTTGTTTTTTCTTATTTTTGGGTTTTCCCTCTATCTCTGGGAGTATTTGTGGGATAGAATTTACAGACTTTGGTGATATGTCTATACCTTTTCCTTCCTTTTTTAGTTTAAAATAAGAAAGAATAGATTCTCTTTTAGTTTTGTCTTTTGTCTTTTTGTTTTTCATTTATATTTTACCTAATAAGGATATGAGGATGAAGATGACCTTTGATCTTCTATGTATTTTAATTGTATTTTTTCGTTCTCTACTTCTATATATTCTATTAATTGTGCCAAATAGACATCTTTTTCCCAAGGCAACATTTCTTCCAACTCACTCAAACTATATTTGTGATATTGCATCATTTGAAAGTTTATTCTATAGTAGTCTTTTAGACTCGTGTGTGCGAGCCCTAACCGAAAAAATCCGAAAGCCCAGACAGCAACACCTGCCTTTCAACCCCATCTGATGCAGTATAAGATACTGTATGTTCTACCTTCGGAGCAGTAATAAAGAAATCTATAAGATTTTCAAATTGTTTTGTAGTCAAATTATCTACAAATTCTAATACTTCTTCTTTTGATAAGGTAGAAACATCTATAGATTCTTCTTCAGTTTCTACCCGTTCTATACAATCTGCAACAATACTATAAAAAGTTGATGGATTGGTATAATCCATAGATGTATTATTTTCATTAACGATGTTTAAAGAAGGGTATTTCAGAGTTACAACTATATCATCACTTAAAGGTACTGTTCGTTTATGATTATTATCGTGTGTAATTTCAATATCATTAATCAAAACAGATACAGAAATATTTTCATCGGTTGATGGACAGATTATAGTAGGTTCTACTATTTCTCCAACTGACTTAGATCTAATTTGTAAAAATACATATTCTATATCAAATAGTGGCATGTTTCCCACATCATCTATATCGTCCACACAAGATTCAATTATATTTTTAATTGCAAGAATCATGTCTGAATCACTATTAGTTTCTTGCGCAAGAAGTAATACTTTTTCTTCTTTTACTAAAAATGGTCTATATGTTGTTTTTTTCCCCGTAGAAGGAATGGTTATTTCATATTTTGGTATATTTGATAATAATAAATTTGATAGTCTCTTCATTGTCTATTTCACTCCGTTTTTTTGTAGTCATAACTCCTATATTCAAATTGAACAGTTATTGATGACCATGTATTTCTTGCACCCATATCTAATTGTGTCGGCATAATGCTGG